TCCGGAATTGCGCGTTTGCCCTTGTAATCAAATACTGAAATGATCAAACTATTAATAATACTGCTATTGCTGACAGGCTGTTGTAATTGCCGCCCGGACTTCGCTGCAAAGACGAAGCCGGCGAAGGCGCCGCAGACCACGCAATACGCAGAACCAAAACCACAATGACATGGAAATCACAGGACAAGTAACACACATTTTACCCGCCGAAACGGGTACAAGCAAAGCCGGAAAAGACTGGAAAAAGCAGACAATCGTAATTGACACCGGAGGCGAATATCCTAAGAGCGTCGCCGTCGAGCTGTGGGGCAAAGCCGTCGATCATTGCCCTGAGGTCGGGCAGGAGGTCGAGATTATGTTTGACATCGAGAGCCGGGAGTACAACGGCAAATGGTACACGACGGTAAAGGCTTACAAGGTGACAGTGCAGCGACCGGTTGAGATTACGCAAATTGATGAGTCGTTGCCGCCGTTCGCACCCGACGAAGAACAGGTTAATGATGAATTGCCGTTTTAACAATAGAAGCCATGACACCAGAACGAATAAAAGCAGAAATAATCGGTTTTCGTGCAGTGATTCAAAGCGCAGAAATCAGGATTGAGGAATTGCAGGCATTGTGCGAACATGAGTTTGAGGATTGCACGTATTCACCCCGACCGGGTCAATATTTCGCAGCTAAAGTGTGCAAGCACTGCGGATACATAACCGATGTTGACACCACAAAACCAGGTTTAATATTTTAACAAAGGAGGTGCAAAATGAGCATGACACTATTAAGTTACATAACAACAATGATCTTTACATTGGCAAAATGCCAACCGCCTCCGCAAAACGTTCAAATAATTGCTGGCTTGCTTGTAATGTTTGTGCTTGTACCACTGGCAGCTGTAGTATGGAATATGTTAAGTGGTAAACACAAACCAGCGAGCGAAGAGGAACTAAAAACAAGTAAGCAAGTGCAGGATGCCTTAGTTGAGGAGCTGAATAAGGTTGTTATAACACCACAAATGGCATGGCTAATGCAAGTCGGGTCAACCATTAGAGCAATCAATGTCTCAGGCTGCAAAACAACGCCGGAAATGGACAAAGCATACAGCGAGCTATGCACTAAAATAACGGATTACCGAAAAAGGAACACAAGTAATATAGCAGAGGCATTAACCGAAATGTACAAAACAGGATATTTTAAAAGATAGCAACCATGAGCCAAACAACAGAAAAACAATTCAGGAACACAAAGGAAGCCGTGCAGTACATTTGCCCCCTGATAAATGATATAATTGCAAGGCTGAATGAGCAGCAAAAACAGATCACCAAATTGCAAAAAGAACTAAAAGCACAAAAACAGCAAAATAAAATTAAGGAAATAAAAAGAGAACTACGAGAACAAGAGACATTTGATTTTCCAATGTTGCAGATACCGTTAGAATAGAAATAACCCAAACCCATAACAAATGAAAAAACTAAGATCATTCCTTAAACGTATGCTCGCCAATTCACAGATAACGCTGATAATCGTATTGGCGGCAATCCTGTTTATAAAAGCCATGGTCGGACGTCCGGCGCTGATGCTAAGCTGGTCGATGTTCTGGCTGGGGGTATCATTGTTAATGCAACAAATCAGTAAAAAGCTATGAATATACTACATGAAATTTATAAGTTTTACGTGCTGGATTCAGTCAAAGGAGCAGAGAGAATACATATATTTGTCGTTTTGTCAGATAATAATGTGTATTTGCTATTTATGGGAACTCTTGTTAGCAAATACAGATTTGCGGAATATTACAATCATGAATGGCAAGCGTTTAATGGTGCAATGTTTAAGTTGCCGATAAATTATAATATAGCTGTTGAAGCTTTTGAATACGGCGAACAGTGGTGCAATGAAAACATAACAACAGATAAAAAGATATGAAAGAAAAACACAATCCTTTTGTAAAGGCGGTTACAGATCAGGCAGAAGAACTGCTAAAGAAATTTGAGGGGTACAGGCGACTGTACGAAGTTGACCCGCTGCCAGCGCAAAGCCCGCAAGATTTATATCTGTTAAACAGGTATCTATTGAATTTACTTTGCAAACAGAATGATGCGCTGAAAAATTATTATCAGCCACAAATAGATATTTTACAGCGTGAACTATGGGAGATAAAGGTAACGCTTAATAGTATAAGAGATTTTTCAAATAAACGTCGCAGATGAGAGAAATGGAATACGTTATCGGAATAACGCTCTGGGTGATAGCAATACCGTTTATTGTCGTCGCCGTCGCAGGCTATCTATTAATAAGCACAATCGTCAAACTTATAAAGCGCGAGATATGAGAAAGCTACTGGTAATTGTGCAAGACCCGAATGGGCGGATGGATGAACCGGACTTTTGCGAAACGGAGGTCTACTGGGCTATTGACCGCTCGCGCTATGACCGATGGACGTGGATCGAGGCCTACGGACGCGAGGCGAAAAGGCTGATGCGGAGCTATGCCGCGAAGGGGTGGATTGTTAAATATAATACGCTAATGTAAAAATAAATTTGGAAAATAAAATAATAATTTATATCTTTATAAGATGAAAATATACACGGGAAATTTCGCAAACCTAAAAAAATATATCCAGGCAGGATTAACACCAATTAGCATAGCATTGTCTGCCAGATATTATTCGGGGGCGGCATATCGTTATTTAACCCCTGACTGGTCATTCAAAAATGACACTGAAAACATCTACACACCAAAGTTCAAATCAAAGCTCAAAACACTAAATAAATCAAAGGTATTAGCTGATTTAGAGGCTATCGGAAATGGTAAAAATATAATTCTGTTGTGCCACGAGAGATATGGAGATTTTTGCCATAGGCATCTTGTTAATGAATGGCTGCAGGGCGAAGGTGAGTTTAGGACAGAAAAAATCAAAGCCACAAGAGCAAAAGAGCAAACAAAACAACTATC